GGGCGTTGCACCGCGAGATTTTGCTAGTGTTCGCGAGGGGGATGGGTGGTCGCTAGGGTGGTCCGGTTGCCGTTCCAGGTGGTCATCCCTGACCGGAGCGCTCCATGGCGTGGCTTAGCCTACGGGCCTATGCCCGCAGCCGGGGCGTTCGGCTCGCCGCGGTCCAGAAGGCGATCGAATCCGGGCGGGTTACTGCGGTCCAGCGCGACGAGATTACCGGATACCTGAAGGGCATCGATCCCGAGATCGCAGATCGCGAGTGGGCCGTGAACACGGACCAGGGCCAGGCCGAGAAATCCGGCGCCAGCTTCACGCTGCCGGAATCGTTCGCGGACGACGTCATGGTCGCGGTGCCGGAAGCGGAAGACGAGGGTCCGTCTTACCAGGAGCACCGCGCCAAGCGCGAAGCCTACAACGCGCAACTTACGCAGCTCGAGCTCCTGCGTGAACTGCAACTCGTCACACCGACCGCCGATGTCGCCAAGGCGGCCGCGGCGGTCGCCCGGATCGTGCGCGAGGCGCTGCTTGTGGTGCCGGACCGAGTGTCCGACCTGGTGGCAGCCGAAACCGACGCCGGCCGGGTGCACGCGATCCTCGCAAACGAAATTCGACAGGCCTTGACGGCCATCTCCCATGGAACAGGTCCCACCGATCCCGAAGGGCCTCGCTAATGCGCTCGACACCTACTGGGCGGCCTTTGCGCAGGCAATTCGGCCGGAGCCGGATATGACGGTCAGCCAGTGGGCCGACTCCTACCGGATGCTCTCGCCCAAGGCGTCGGCAGCGCCGGGGCCTTGGCGCACCTCGAGGACGCCGTACCTGCGCGAGATCATGGATTGCCTGAGTCCCAGCCATCCCTGCTCGGAGGTGACGTTCAAGAAGGGCGTGCAGATCGGCGGCTCGGAAGCCGGGTTCAATTGGATCGGCGCCGTCATCGACTTGTGGCCGGGGCCGGCGATCATGGTATTGCCGACCGAAGGCGTGGCCAAGGCGCAGGTGAGACAGCGCATCGATACGATGATCGACTCCACGCCGCGCCTCCGCGAGAAAGTCTCAGAGGTGCGATCGCGCTCAGCGGCGAACACCGCAACCGAGAAGGATTTTCCTGGCGGGGTGCTATACGTCGCCTGGGCGACTTCCGCAGCCGGCCTTGCAAGCAAGCCAATTCGCTACGTTTACGCCGATGAAATCGATAAATATCCAGCAAATGTCGGCGGAGAGGGCGATCCGTTGGTATTAGTCGAGAAAAGGGCGAACACCTTCGCCCGGCGCAAGATTTTCCGTTGTTCGAGCCCGGTGGAGAAGGGCGGGCGCATCGACCGCCACTGGGAGGCCTCCGACCAGCGTCATTACCACGTGCCCTGTCCGCAGTGCGGCCACGAGCAGTGGCTCAAGTGGGGACAGATGCGCTGGAAGCTGCGCGAGGTCACCGAGCTCGCCTGCACGGTCTGTGGCGTCACCCGCGAGCAGGAAACCGCCGCGGCGATTGTCGCCTGCGCGGCTTGCGGCGGCGCGCCGGAGGCTCAGCGCATGACGACGCGGGACACCGAGCACGTCGAACGCGCATGGATCGAATGCGAGGGCTGCCAGCAATCGATCGAAGAGCGCAACAAGACCGCCATGCTGGAGGCTGGCCACTGGGTCGCGCATCGCCCGGGGCCTGGTCGTCCACCGGGGTTCCAGTTGTCGGCACTGTATTCACCGATCGGCTGGTTTTCCTGGGTCGACGCAGTGCGGCAGTGGATCGCTGCCGCAGCCGATACGACGGGCGAACTTGAAAAGACTTTCGTCAATACCGTGCTCGGCGAAGGCAGCGAGCGCAAGGGCGAGAAGATCGGAGCGGAATCCCTGCGCAGCCGAATCGACGGTTATCGCCTGGGCACGGTGGTGCCCGGTGGGGCGCTGATGCTCACCGCGGCGGTAGACGTCCAGGGCGATCGACTCGAATACGCGATCAAAGGCTGGGGGCGAGGCGAGGAATCCTGGCTGGTGGACTGGGGTCAGATTTACGGCGATCCCTCGCGCACCGGCGAGGGCAGTGTTTGGGGCGAACTGGAAAAACTGCTTCATCGGTCCTATCCGCACGAGTCCGGCGCGACCCTGCGCGTAGCCGCGATGGCGATCGACTCCGGCGACGGCAACAGGACGCAGGAGGTTTATCTATTCTGCTCGAAATGGTCGCGCCGGCATGTATTCGCCGTCAAAGGGGCGAGCACGGCACGCAGACCGATCCTGGGGCGTCCGAGCGAAGTCGACATTACCCATCGTGGCCGCACGATCAAGCGCGGCGCGCGGGTCTTCCTGGTCGGCACGGATACGGCTAAAGACCAGATTCACCACCGCCTCGCGCTGCGCGACTGCGCCGGTGCGTTGCATTTCCCCCAGGGCCTGCCCGACAGCTATTTCGAGGAATTTACCGCCGAACGGCGCGCTCCCCGTTACGTCAAGGGTTTCGTCGTATTCGAGTGGATCAAGAATCCGGGCGCGCGTAACGAGGCCTGGGATCTGGAAGTATATAACCTGGCCGCCGCGCACTATGCCGGCGTAACGCGCATCGACTGGGACCGTCTGGAGGACTCCATCCGTCAGATGGGACTGTTCGCCGCGCGATCCGCCGATTCGGCATCTCCTGTAGCGCCTGTTGTGTCCGAAGAGCCGGCGGCCGTCGAGATGACGCCCGCCGGCGAATCGGATCGCGCACCGGATCGAGCGCAAGCTCCACGTCGCAACACTAAGCCGCCCCGCTCGAGCTGGGTCAGCGCATGGGGGCAGCGATGACGCCGCAACTTGAGCCGGATTCCCTGCGCGCCGGCGACACCTGGTTGTGGACCGTACCCGGCGACGCGTATCCGTCGCCCGGCTGGGTCATGACCTACCAGTTCAAATCTCCGGCGGCTGGCTTCTCGTTCTCTGGCGCGGCCATCGCGCCGGACCACGCAATCTCGGTGCCCAGTTCGACGACGGCGACATTCCCTGCCGGGACCTATCAGTGGGTTCGATATGCCACGAGCGGGGGCGCGCGCATTACGATCGACCAGGGCGAGCTCGTCGTCCTGCCGGATTTCTCCGTCGCAGGCGCGCTCGATGCGCGCACGACCGCCGAGAAAATCCTCGCGGCGATCGAGCAATTGCTCCTGGGGTTCACGGATGTCCAGGAATACGTCATTGGCGACCGCTCGGTGAAGCGCATGACGCGCTTGGAATTATTGAAGGCGCGCGACCAGCTCAAGAGCGAGGTCGCGAACGAAGAGGCCGCCGACTCGGTGGCGCGTGGCCTAGGCAATCCGCGACGTTTATTCGTGAGGTCCGGCCGTGCTTGAGAAATTGCGCCGGCAACTATCCCGAATCATCGCGCCAGCGCAGAAACCCGGCGGCACGCGCCAGGTCCGCATGTATCAAAACGCTCGCGTAACGCGGCTGACGACCGGCTGGAACGCGCCGAACGGCTCCGCCGATGCCGAGTTGAGCAGCTCGCTGCGCATCCTGCGCGGACGCTCCCGAGCCCTGATCCGCGATGCGGGCTTTGCCAAGCGCGCGCGCCAGGTCGTCGTCAACAACGTCATTGGCTCCGGCGTCGGTTTCCAGGCCGCGATCACCAACAATCGCGGCCGTCTCGTCGACGAAGTCAACGGCACCATTGAATCGGCGTGGGCGGAATGGTGCCGCGCCGAGAACTGCCACACCGGCGGCAAGCTGCACTTTCATGATCTGCAACGCGCCGCGATGGCCCAGATATTCGAGGCCGGCGAGGTCATCATCCGCAAACATCGGGGTGCGTTCGGCAAGTCCAATGTGCCGATCGCCCTGGAACTGATTGAGGCCGAGCGCATCGCCGACGACTACAACGTGCCGATCTCCAACGGTGTGAACGAGATCCGGATGGGCGTCGAGGTCGATGCGTTTTACCGGCCGGTTGCTTACTGGCTGCGTGATCGCCATCCGGGGGACATCCGGCCGTCGGGCCTGACGCCGACCGACAAACTCGTCCGCGTGCCGGCCGACCAGATCATCCACCTGTATGTCTGCGAGCGCTGGCCGCAGACGCGCGGCGAGCCCTGGCTGCACGCCGCCGCGCGCCGGCTGAACGATATGGACGGCCTGTCCGAGGCGGAGATCACCGCGGCGCGCGCCGCGGCCTGCTATGCGGCTTTCGTGGAGTCCGACATCGACAACGGACCGCCGCCGGGCGAGACGGCCGAGAGCGAGGTCACGACGCAAACCGATAGGACCACGACCATCGAGCCCGGCATCATCGAATATCTGCGTCCCGGCGAGAAACTCGCCAGCTACGCGCCGACCCGGCCGAATGCCGCGCTCGATCCTTTCATGCGCATGATGCTGCGCGAGGTCGCCGCTGCGACCGGCGTGTCGTACGAGGCGCTCTCGCGCGACTACTCGCAGAGCAACTATTCGAGCTCGCGGCTCTCCCTGCTCGACGATCGCGA